TCGCGCCTGTGTGAGCAGTGTGGCGTGGCCTTCGAGCCGAAGCGTAAGACGGCCCGTTTTCACGATCCGGCGTGCCGTAAGCGCGCCTCGCGGGCTCGTGCGGTGCTGAAGCGTGCATCGGCGGCAGAGGTGGAAACCGCTGCGGTTGTTGAGGATTCGCCGGTTTACCGTGACGGGTTGCTCGCTGCGGTGCGCCGCGAGTTGGAGCGGTTCGAGCGAGCCGATTCGGCGTTGGGTCAGGCGGCGTTGGAGCTCGCGCGCCGGATCGAGGTCGGTGTCGGCGAGACGGGTTCGGCGATCGCGTCGATGACGCGGGAACTGCGCGAGACGTTGTCGGCGGCCACCGCGAACGCGAAGTCGCAGGGCTCCGTCGTCGATGAGCTGCGCGCCAAGCGGGAATCGCGTCGTGCGTAGGTCGGTGCCGGCGTTCGAGTGGGTGCCGGAGTACTCGCGCACCTACGGCGACATCGCGGCGGAGGTCGGAGAGCAGGTCGGCTTGCCGCCGGACCCGGATCAGCGGGCCATTCTGGACGCGATTTACGCCGTGCACCCTGACGATCGGCCGGTGTGCTTCGAGGTCGGTGTGCTCGCGCCTCGGCAGAACATCAAAACGTCGACGCTTGAGGTCGCGGCGCTCACGGATCTGTTCGTTTTCCGTGAGCCGTTGCACATCTGGACCGCGCACCTGTTCAAAACGGCCCGGAAATCCTTCGACGACATGGTGATGCGGATCGAAGGTAACCGGGATTTCCGCCGGCGGTGCCGCAAGCCACGCACCGCTAACGGTGATGAGTCGATCGAGCTGCTCACCGGCGAGAAAATCGAGTTCCACGCCCGCAGTAAAGGTGGCGGCCGCGGTCTGACCGGCAACAAGGTGACGTTGGATGAGGCGCTGTTCCTCGTCGAGACCGACATGGGCGCCGTGCTGCCGACGTTGGCGACGATCCCGTCCGCGCAGGTCCGCTACGGCAGCTCGGCGGGCATGCTCGAGTCGAATGTGCTGCGCGGTGTGCGTAACCGCGGCCGCGCCGGCCACGATCCGACGCTCGCCTACTTCGAGTGGGCCGCGGCGCCGACGAAATGCAAGACGAAGAACTGCCCGCACCTGCCGGTCGGTGAGATCGTCGGCTGCGCGTTGGACAACCGCCGGCTGTGGAAGGCCGCAAATCCGGCGCTCGGACGGCGGATCAGCGTCGAGGCCATGGCGAAGTTCCGTCGGGCGATGCCGCCAAAGGAGTTCGCCCGCGAGTTTTTGGGCTGGTGGGAAGACCTTTCCGGTGTCGCATCGCCGATCGACGTCGCCGCGTGGGGCCGGCTGACCGATCCGAAGTCACAACTCGTCGACCCGGTCGCGTTCGCGGTGGATTCGACACCGGATCGCGCCTGGTCCTCGATCGCGGTCGCCGGCGCCCGGGCTGACGGCCTCGAGCACGTCGAGATCGTCGCGCACGGCGCTGGCCTGTCGTGGGTTGTGAAGCGGCTCGGGGAGTTGGGCAAGACCTGGAAGCCGTGCGCGGTCGTTGTCGACCCAGGTTCGGCCGCGGGCTCGCTGTTACCGGATCTCGCGGCCGCCGGCATTGCGGTTGTGACGCCGACGGTGCGCGAGTACGCGCAGGCGTGTGGTGCGTTGCAGGACTCCGTCACCGAATCGTTGATCCGCCACCTCGGCGACGCGTTGTTGCATGACGCGTTGACCGGCGCTCGATCGAGGCCCGTTGGTGATGCGTGGATCTGGTCGCGCAAGGACAGCTCGGTCGTCATTGCGCCGCTCGTCGCGGTCACGTTGGCGCGCTGGGGCTGGTCGGTGAAACGCAACGAGTCGAAGGACCTTGAACCGTTGTTCGCGATGACGTGAGGAGCCAGCTGGTGCGTAAGCTCGTCTTCGTCGTGGTGCTGTTCATCGCAGCCGTGGTGTTCGTGGTCGGTGTCGCGTTGTTGTGCGCGGCCGCCGCGTTCATGGTCGGCGCGGTGCTGTTTGCGGCTCTCGGCTGGTGGGCGTTGTCCGACGATGACGAGGCCGACGAGTGAGGAAGGTCCCGCGTTTGCGGCCGCGCAATGCGTTGTTCATGGAGCCGCCGTTTTGGGCGCCGCAGAACCCGTTGTCGTTCACGACTCTGTCTGGCGACAAGGAAACGATCGCCAACTCGTTCAGCGACTACGCGAAGAACGCCTACAAGGCGTCGGCGGTCGTCTTCGCGTGCATGTTTTCGCGCGTGGCGGTGTTTTCTCAGGCGGAGTTCAAGTTTCAGCAGCTATCGGACCGCACGTTGTTCGGGAATCCGGCGCTGTCGATGCTCGAGCATCCGTGGCCGAACGGTACGACGGCCGAGCTGCTCGCGCACATGGAGCTCGACAACTCACTCGCCGGTAATTTCTTCGGCACTGTTGCCGGCACCGGTTCGGATCGGCGGATCCGCCGCCTGCGCCCTGACTGGGTGACGATCGTCACCGGCTCACCGGACGACGACCCGTTCAGCATCGAAGCGAAGCCGATCGCCTACATTTACCAGCCGAAGTCGGGCGGTCGGCGTCCCGATCCGGTCATCTTGACCACCGATCAGGTCGTGCACTGGTCGCCGCTGCCCGATCCCGAGGCGCAGTGGCGCGGAATGAGCTGGTTGCAGCCGGTCGTCGAGGAAATCAAGGGCGACAAGGCCGCAACCAAGCACAAGGTGAAGTTCTTCGAGCACGGCGCGACCGCCAACTTCGTTGTCACCTACGAGAGTGGCGTCTCGAAGGAGTCGTTCGAGCAGTTCGTCGCCCTGTTCAAACAAAAGCACGGCGGCGTCGACAACGCCTACAAGACGATTCACCTCGGCGGCGGCGCCGATATCAAGACCGTCGGCGCCGACATGAAGCAGCTGGATTTCAAGGCCACTCAGGGCGCCGGCGAGACCAGGATCGCGGCCGCGTCCGGTGTGCATCCGGTCGTCGTCGGCTTGTCCGAAGGTCTCGCCGGGTCGAGTTTGAATGCTGGCAATTTTGCCGCGGCCCGGCGGTTGTACGCCGAGAAGACGCTCGAGTTTTTGTGGACGTCGGCGGCGACTGCGTGCGCGAAGCTCGCGACGCCGCTGCCGGCCGGTTCGCGGTTGTGGTTCGACAAGTCGAACATTCCGTTCCTTCGCGAAGACCAGAAGGACGCGGCCGACATTCTCTCGGCCGACGCGACGACGGTGAACACGCTCGTGACCGCCGGGTTCGATCCGGATGCGGCGATCGCGGCGGTCACATCGGGCGATCTGACCAAGCTCACCGGCAAGCACTCCGGCCGGTTCTCTGTGCAACTCCAACCACCGTCGAGCGGAGCGTGACCATGGAACGCAATGCGATGAGCAGCCCGTTCCGGTTCTGGGGACAGCAAAAGCCCAGGCCGCGCACGCCGATCCTCGCGCAGGCGCCTGAGCCGGTGGCATCCGGCGACGCCGCGATGATGCGCATCTACGACCCGATCGATTCGTGGGGCGGTCCGTGGGGCGTTTCGGCGAAGGAGTTCGTCGAGGCACTCGATGCGTTGCCGGCGAACACGACGAGCATTGATCTGCGGCTGAATTCGCCAGGCGGTGACGTGTTCGAAGGCATCGCCATCTTGAACGCGCTCCGTGCGCACGACGCCGAGGTCACCATCACCGTCGAGGGTTTGGCGGCCTCCGCCGCATCCTTCATCGCTGCCGGTGTGCCGAACACGGTGATGGCGCCGGGTGCGCAGATGATGATTCACGACGCGTGGGGCATCGTCATGGGCAACGCCGCCGACATGACGGCGATGGCCGGCACGCTCGATTCGATCTCCAACAACATCGCCTCGATTTACGCGAACGCTGCTGGCGGCACGACGGCGAGCTGGCGGGCCGCGATGCAAGCCGAGACCTGGTATTCGGCTGAGGAAGCCGTCGCCGCGGGCCTGGCGCAGTCGGTCGCCGACCTGAACGTGGAAGCCAAGGACAGCTTCGATCTTTCCGTTTTCACCTACGCGGGCCGCGACAAGGCGCCCGCGCCGAGCGCGTCGCGTGAGCGCGATGTGCCGCTACTCGACCACGCCGAGACGGTCCTCACCGATCTCGACGGTTTGTACAACCGGCTCGAGAAGGTCATTGCCTTCCGGGTTGAGAAGGGCAAGAGCCGCCTGTCTGAGGACTCCGTTGAGTTGCTCGACCGCCTCGACGCTCTCGCGAAGAGATTCACCGCTCTACGCGACATCCCCATCGACAACGTCAACGACGACGAGATCGCGCGCGAGTTCGTGCGGTTCGTCGAACTGAGTCAAGGAGTTTGACATGCCATTCCCCGCGCTTGCAGAAGCTGAGAAGAAGGTCACGGCGAAGGCCAAGGAACTGAAGGCCATCTTCGACGAGGCCGGCCCCGACCGTGACCTGAGCAAGGTCACCGGTTTCGCCAACAAGGACGAGGTTCTTGAGGCGATCCGTGCGAAGAACGAGGAGCTCAACGACCTCGGCAAGATCCGCGACGACCTGCTGATGGTCGACAACGCCGCGACCCGCGCGTTGGCTGCCGCAGAGGGCGGCGTCAAGGGGCACCTGGAGGCCGACCAGCCCAAGGGCGAGCGGAAGAGCATCGGCGAGCTGATCGTCGCCTCGGACGCCTACACCGGCCGCGCGCAGAAGTCGACCGCCACGATCGACCTGAACATCAAGAACACGCTGTTTTCGGAGTCCGCAGGCTGGGCGCCGCAGTCGCTTCGTTCCGGGCTTGTCGTGCCGGATGCGCAGCGGCCGATCCTGGTCACTGACCTGATTCCGACCGTGCCGACCACGCAGGCCGCCTACGTCTACATGGAAGAGACGACGTTCACCAACAGCGCTGCCGAGGCCGCAGAGGGCGGCGCGTACGGCGAGGCCGCGCTGGCGTTGACCGAGCGGACGTCGACGGTGCGCAAGGTCGCCGTCTTCATCCCGGTGACCGACGAGCAGCTCGAAGACGTCGACGGCGCGATGGCCTACCTCGACAACCGGCTGCCGTTCATGGCCCGGCAACGCCTCGACGGTCAGATCCTCGTCGGCGACGGCAACGCACCGAACCTCGAAGGCATCAACAACGTCTCCGGGATCCAGACCCAGGCGAAGGGCACCGATCCGGTTCCCGACGCCGTCTACAAGGCGATGACGAAGGTGCGGGTCACCGGCCGTGCGCTCCCGAACGCGGTCATCATGCACCCGAACGACTGGCAGGACGTTCGGCTGCTCCGCACCTCCGACGGCTTGTACATCTGGGGTTCGCCCTCGGATGCGATGCCCGAGCGGATCTGGGGCGTTTCCGTCGCGCAGTCCGACGCGCAGACCGAGAACACCGCGGTCGTCGGCGACTTCGCGAACTACTCGCTGATGGCTGTGCGTCGCGGTCTCGACGTGCAGATTTCCAACAGCCACAGCGATTACTTCGCTTCCGGCAAGCAGGCACTGCGCGCGGACCTCCGGGTGGCGCTGGTCTTCACCCGCCCGGCGGCGTTCGCCACGGTCACCGGCATCTGATGTCCGTCACGGCAGAGAGGGTCGCCGTCACTGATGTGGCGACGGCCCTCAACACCGCCAGCACAGGCGGCCTGACGTTGCTCGTCACGAACGGAGCCGCGGCAGTCGACCTCGGCGGTTCCGATGTGGTGACGGCCGAGGGTTTCAACGTCGACGCCGCCGGCACGGCGAGGGTCGCGCTGAAGCCCGGCGACGTGCTGTTCGCCGTGTGCGCCGACACCGGCACATCAACCGTTCAAGTGCTCCGCACCTAAAGGGAGATCGATCTCATGGGAATTATCGAAGGTACCGACCAGATCGATGGCCTGGGCTACGGCAAGGCCATTCCGGTTCTGGCGTACTACGACTTCGCGGTCGACGGCGGCGCGGTCGGTGACATCGTTCTGCGGAGCGAGTCCGCCATCCCGTCGGGCGCTGTCATCGTTGACACGCTCATCCTCACCGACACCGTCTTGACCTCAAGCGGTTCGGCGACGGTGGCGTTGAAGGCGAACTCGGCGGCCGACCTGGTGGCTGCGACTGCGATCAGCAGCTCGCCGTGGTCGGCGGCCGGCGCGGTACGCGGCACCTTGAACGCCACACACGCGCCGGTCGTCACGACGGCGAAGCGCAGCATCACGGCCACGGTCGCGACGGCTGCGTTGACGGCCGGGAAGTTCCGCGCGGTCGTGTGGTACGTGACGGTGGCGGCATGAACGTCGACCGCCGTCTGTGGTTGACGGCCGACAAGTCTC